TACAAACACTTACACCACATTTACGCCAGGTGCGTAGATGGCAACTAACGATTCTTACCTAAGACCTGATGCTGGCGATGGTGTCAACGGTGCCAGACTTAGGACTGATGCGCCTGATTCTGGTGGCGCGACAACAATAACAGGCACACTAGCCTCTACTGAAGCAAGCGATAGTACAGCAATCGTTGGTCTGATAGACCACACAGGAACACTAGCTTCAACAGAAACATCTGATACGACAGCCATAGTTGGGCTGATAGACCACACAGGCACGTTAGCTGTAACAGAGTTAAGTGATAGCGCAGTCTTTACTGGGCTTATCGACCATACTGGAAGTATGGCTGTCACAGAGGCATCTGATACATTTGCCTCATCTGGTACGGTTACAGGCAGCACAGCAACGATAACTGGTGATCTAGTTGCGTTGGAAGGCTCTGATACTGCAATCTTTGCAGGGTTTGTTGCTCATAATGGTACGCTAGTTTCAACAGAGAGTGCAGATACCTTTACATCGTCTGGGACGGTTAGTGGTGTAGTTTCAAGACTGAAATATTGGAATGGCTCTACATGGGTTCCAAAGACTCTTAAAACGTGGGATGGCTCCGCATGGGTAGCTAAAACTCTTAAAGCAAGCAATGGAGGAACATGGATATAGAGCTACAACGGCATTATGAGGACAAGTTTGAGATGATGTCCACTCGCGGATGGATTGATTTCATTGAGGAAATGACTGCTATTTTGGATGCAACTAATCAGTTAAATACAGTCAAAAACGAACAAGAATTGTACTTAGCCAAGGGTGAGATGAATATTTTATCCCTTATTATCAACTGGAAAGCAGCAAGTGAGGCAACATGGAGAGATTTAAATGAAAATACTAATTGACTTTAAGTGTGAAACCTGTGGCGAAGTCACGGAAGCATATATCGACAACACAGCTATGAATATCGTCTGTCCATGCGGTGAGATGGCTGATAGGATGATTAGTGCACCACATATCCACTTGGAGGGTATATCTGGTGACTTCCCATCTGCGTCTGACAAGTGGGCTAACCATCGTGAAGAACGTGCGAAAATACACGCTAAACAAAATAGTTGACTTTTATCAATGAAATAGGTATAAAGACACATACTTGCTAACAACCCATTTGGGCTGGCAACCTTAACACCCCCTATAACCTTTCTAAAGGCAGGAAAAACATGACAGATGTAGATTTGAACGATTTAAGTGAAATTGATGCGGTTGCTGAGATTGCAAAGTCCAAAGAACCAGAACATCAAGAAACGCAGACAGAACAAGAGCTTCCCGCAAAGTTTCGGGGTAAAAGCCCAGCCGAATTAGTGAAGATGTACCAAGAGGCTGAAACGGTCATTGGTAGACAGGCACAAGAGGTTGGTGATGTCAGGCGATTAGCTGATGAGTTACTGAAATCATCGTCAAACAATAGAATTGAAAAAGTAGCAGAACCTGAAGTAGATTTCTTTGAAAATCCCAAAGAAGCCATAAGGTTAGCAGTTGAGAACAATCCAAAGGTGGTTGCTGCCGAGAGGTTTTCACAGCAAGCAAATAGGGAAAATGTTTTAAGGGCGATTACTAATGCTCATCCAGACTTTAATGATATTGTTAAAGACGAGGAATTTGTGAATTGGGTTAAATCCAATCCAAAGCGCATTAGGAGCTTCCAAGAAGCAGAGAACTATGACTTTGACTCAGCTAATGATCTTTTAAGTACGTTTAAAGAGGTAAGACAAGCTAGAACTAGAGCTGAATCCAGCATTGAAACCAACGCTAGAAACAACTCTATCAAAGCTGCCTCAGTGGATGTAGGTGGATCTGGAGAGAATTCCAAGAAGATATACAACAGAATTGCGCTAATTCAAAAGAAAATTAACGATCCAGCAGGTTACGCAGCAGCTCAAAACGAGATTGACAGAGCATATGCTGAAGGCCGAGTTAGGTAAATAATATAGGAGTTTTATCATGGGTTTAGGAACAAATAACACAACCATCACAACCAACGACAAATGGATCCCAGAACAGTGGGAAGATGATGCAATAGCAACTTACAAGACCAAAACAGTTATGGCCAATCTCGTTAAGAGAATGAACCATAAAGGTCGCAAGGGAGATACCTTCCACATTCCAGCACCAGGACGTGGCGAAGCATCTGCAAAAGTAGCAAACACTCAAGTTACTCTAGTCGCTGATACAGCTACCGAAGTTCTTGTTTATGTTGATAAATGGTATGAATACTCCAAGCTGTATGAAGATATGGCTGATATTCAATCATTGAACGGCATGAAGGGCTTTTACACAGAAGATGCTGGCTATGCACTAGCCAAGCGTATTGACCGTGAACTGCACAAACTTGGAGCTGGCTTCAATGCCGGTACTGTAGCAACTGCAACCGCTTTGTATGAGAAGGCTGTTATCGGTAGCGATGGTTCAACAAACTTCAGCGGTTCTGCCAATACCAACACTGGTAACGGTGCAGCTATCACTGATGCAGCTATCAGACGTATGATTCAAACTCTTGAAGATTCTGATGTTAACTCTATGGAGTTGTCATTGGTGCTTCCACCTGTAGAAAGCAACGTACTGCGCGGAATCTCACGCTTTACAGAGCAAGCGTTTGTTGGTGAGGCTGGCGGTAATAACGTCATCCGCACTGGTAGACTTGGTAATCTATATGGTGTAGAGCTGTTTGTTTCAAGCAACTGCCCTTGGATTCACGTTAACAGCGTTACTGGTACACAATCAGTAACATTCTCATCTGCTGCTCCTACTGGCGCGGCTTATTCGGATGATTTCGCTATTGCTGTGGATTGGTCTACATCAACACCTACAGACACAAAGTATCGTGCTGGTATGATGTTCCATAAGGACTCCTTGGTTCTGGTTGAGCAACAAGGTATCCGCACTCAAAAGCAATACAAGCAAGAGTATCTTGGGTACCTAGTTACAACTGATTGTATCTTCGGCACTAAAGAGCTTAGAGACTACGGTGGCCTCGCTATCGCAGTACCGGCTTAACTTAGTGTTTTTATCAGGGTTGGGCAACTGACCCTGTTTTTTTTGGAGATATAAATGGCTTTTACAACAGCAACAGTAACAAACGTAGCACAAGGGGCAAAGATGTTTCAGGGAGCGTTTACTGAAATGTGGCTTGCCAATCTCACGGTTAATCCAGCATCTATTGCAGCCGCTGCTGAAGATACCGCAACATTTACTATTCCGAACGTAGCACTAGGAGATATGGTTCTTGGTGTGTCTGCTGGAGTCGATCTAACCATAGACGCAGATGTCAATGTATTTGTTTCTTCTGCTAACACCATCACCATTAGAATTAACAATCACCATGCGTCAGTAGCATTGGATTTGGCTTCTTCTACATGGAAGGTGATTATTGGTAGACCTAGTTGGTAACATTTAGATGTAAACGCTCTGGCAATACCGCTAGTTTTATTAATCCTAGCGATATTGCTAAGATGCGTTCACTTGAATCATATACTGAGGTAATCAAGAATGGCGAACAATTGGTCGGGAACGAAAGCAGTAAAAACAGTAAGGCCACTGACCTCAACCATGAGGGTAGCAAGGCCACAAACAGTATCAGCACCGGTAATGCCGTCAATGTCTGCAACTCAGGGAGTGGGCAAAAATCTAAGGCAAAACTCAGCATTAGTGTCAACAACACCAAACAAGAAGTCATATTAAAGAAGCGTGGTAGACCAAAAGCAGCAAACGCAATAGCAGCACGATAAGTAGTTAAAGATGATAACAATTGCAAATAGTGCAATTGCCTACTTTAATTAATGTTAAAATATCAACATTATTTGAATAGGTTATCACATGATTGCACCACAACAGGGGATGATGAGTCCTCAACAAATTCCCCCACAGGCGATGCCTCCAGAAGGTGCGCCTCCACAAGGCATGATGTCTGGCGCACAGCCACCACAAGGCCGACAACCAAAAGAACTACAGGGATTCACAGGAACGTTAACTATCGAAGGAAAGCCAGTTCAAGTTGAGAACGGTGATCTAACCTACGATGGCGAGACTGTCTTTGTGACTGCTGACGGTCAAATGGTTATCGACAGTAATAAGCAAGTCATTGCTTACATTGAGAATGGTGAGATTCGCCCAATGGATAACGCACATATGGAAGCACTTAAACAACAAGGATTGGTTGATGCTGCTGGAAATGGTGGCGCACAATGAGCTTTTGGACAAGCATTAGAGATGCGGTGGAAAGTGTAGCTGTTATTGCTGCGAATACGGTACTGCCAGGTTCTTCACTAATAACATCAAACTTAGTTAGCCAAGGATCACAAGACCAACTAAACTCCACATTAGGTCAAGTTGCCCAGATTGGAAGTAGTCTCTATGGGGCGAGTAATATGTTTGGTGGCTCCGGCACTCAGGCACCTGTAACGGATGGCAGTATGGTGCCGACTGGTAATGTTGGTGGAATGAGCACTGTTGGAGGTGTACCTAGTTTCGGCACTGGATCATTAACAATGGATCCGTCTGCTGCTAGTTCCATTTATGGTGCTGGTGGCTACACTGGTGGAGCATCAACAGTTGCTTCTGGTGGCTCTGCTACAGGTGGACTATGGGATGCTGCTGGCAAGTATATTCCAAATATCATTAGTGGTGGGCTATCTGCTGTTGGCGGGTATCTACAAGGTCAGCAAGCACAAGATGCCGCTGCTACCCAATCAGCAGCCATACTTGGTGCAGCGAGAATTGCAGCAGATGCTGCTAAATTCAAACCAATTGGAGTCACTAGTCGCTTTGGTGCATCGCAGTTTGGCTATGATGCCAACGGTAATCTAACAAGTGCTGGATACCAACTATCTCCAGAAGCGAGAGCGCAACAAGATAGATTGATGAGCATATCAGATCGTGGGTTAACTCAATTCAACAACTCATTTGATGCAACTCAGCCGATGTTTACTGCGGCTAATAAGTCTATGGCTTTAGGCAATGAGTACCTTACAACGTCACCACAGGCTCAAGCGCAAAAATACTACAATGACCAAATGGCTTTATTGGATTCGTCTAGAACAAGGTCATTGTCTGGATTGAGGGCGAATCTACAAGCCACTGGTCGTGCTGGACTATCTACTGGTGGTACTGCGACTATGGGTGCTGCTAATCCAGAACTTGAAGCATACTACAACTCATTACGTCAACAAGATTTGAAACTTGCATCAGATGCCACTCAGGGTGGTATCGACTACGCCAAAGCAGGATTGGGCTTTGTTGGCTCTGGCGGTGATATGATGAAGAACGCATACAGCACTCAAACATCTGCGTTTGCACCGTATTCCACTGCGTTAAGTGGTGCCAACACATTGGAGGGACTGGGTTCTGGAACTATGGATGCTGGCACAGCTATTGGAGCTAAGATGAGCACAGCAGGTGCTAATGCTGGTAGACTCAACTTGACTGGTGCTACCGATGCTGCTGCTGCTGCATACAAGGGTGATTCTTACAGTCCTTGGGGCGGTTTGTTAACTGGAGCTGGAACTGCATTGAACAATTATGCAAATCCAACTACAGCACCATTATATAATTCACAAACTGGCGCGAGGTTAGTATAATGGCTGAAGATATTGTCAAGGGATTATTCGGTCTATCTCCATACGAGATACAGCAGCAACGTATTGCAGACACCAATACACAGGCGCATAACTACGCAACATTAGATCCATTCCAAAAAGCCAGTCAAAGTATGTTCCAAGCTGGAGCCGGTTTGGGTGGTGTTGGAGCGCAAATGGCTGGCTATGTTAACCCAGCGGAAGAGAAGGCACAACAAAAACAAGCCATACTTTCACGCTATGACCTATCAACGACAGAAGGATTGGCACAAGCATCCGCAGCCGCTAAAGCTATGGGTAGAATGGATGTTGTGCTAGAGTTGCAGCAATATAACAACTCTATGCAGAAAGAATACTATGGTCTGCAAAAAACTAAATCAGAGATAGAGCAAAACTCTGCTAGAGCTGCGAAGGCGCGTAGGTTGCAAGAGTTAAAATCCAGCCCTGAATGGGGAACATGGTCTCACATGGCTGACTTAGCCTTTCCCAAAGCAGAAGATTTTGAGAAACGTAATGAGTTTCTGTTAGATTTAAGTATGCGTGGCACACCAAATAGAAATAGAAAGATTGTTAAAACTTTCACTCCTGATGGTAGAGAAATACAAACCATTGTTGATATAGATGATGCTTCAACTATTAATGTAGGCTCTGCCAAGGGTGACGAACATAAGGCATTTGACCAAGGAGTTCCTGGTAGTAACCCACCTCTAGTGCAACACATGGTGTGGAATAGTGTCGCAGGGATCTATGAAGCTGTTGGTGAGCCAAAACCAGCTCATTCTGGGGTGACCGTTAATCTGCCACCTCAAGAAAAAGCATTTGAAGGTCAATTGGGCAAAGGTCAAGCAGAGGAACTTATTAAAGGTAGGGCATCTGCTGATGATGCTGTGCAGATTATTAAAACTGCACAGACTGGCAGAGCCATTCTAGACAAAGGAATGGTTACTGGTTTTGGTGCTAATTTTATTGTTAGTGCAGGTCAAGCATTAAAACAAGCTGGTATTGATTTTGGAGGTGATGCTACATCTAATTCTCAGGCATATGCGGCAAACATGGCGCAAAACGTAGGTAAGATTATTAAGCAATTTGGTTCTGGTACTGGATTGTCTGATGCTGATAGAGAATACGCTACAAAAATGGCTGCTGGCTTGATAACTCTAGATGAGAAATCATTGCGTAAAATTCTTGACATCAATGAAACTCAAGCAAGATGGATTATTAACCAGCATAACAGCAGAGCACAAGGAATTAAATCTAATATTCCTCTTACTGTTGATATGCCAGCATCTTCTGCAAAAACAGTTATCCGTGAAGTTAAATTGAAGGATGGAAGAATCGGAGTTGAGTATTCTGATGGAACGAAAGGCTATAAATGAGTTGGTCTGATGCTGATGTTGTGGGAGATGTTAAGCCACAGGAAACATGGTCTGACGCAGATGTTGTAGCTTCGCGTAAGCCATTAGCACCTGCAAAAAACGATAGCAAGCAAATGTCACCATTGCAAAAAGCTGCTGATTTTGGAGCTGGGTTGTTCGAAGTACCGGCAGCTATGATTACTGGAACAGCCGCTGATATTTATGGTGGATTAAAAGGTGGTGTGTCATTATTGACTGGAAAAGGCACAACTCAGCAAAACTTAGAGACTGCCGTTGAGGATATCAACAAATCCAAAGGGTTGGCATACCAACCAAGAACTGAAACAGGGAAGTACATAACCGGTAAGATCGGTGGTGCTCTGGACTATGCTAATGAAAAATTAGGTATGCTGGGTGGATACCTTGGAGAATCAATTAATGGAGAGCAAGGTAGAAATGTAGGCGAAGAAGTTGGCAAGGTAGCTCTACCACTTGCCGGAACAGCATTGGGTGGTTCTAGTTTATTAAAATCCGCTGGTAAGGTACAAGCCAGTAAAGTTCAATTGCAAGCACAAGTAGACCCATACTTAGATATACAAAAAGGTATCAAAAAAGCAGGTAATGATATTGGATTAATTGCTCCTGCTGAATCAGGATTTAAAAGAACTGTTAGTAAATTTGGTGGTGCAGATGCTGTTTTATCATTTAAAAATACTGAGGTTGCTACTGGCAAATTAGCGGAACAAGTAGGAATGAAGGCAGGAGCGATTAGTGATAACGCTTTATCTGCGAGAATTGGTGAATTAACCCAAGATTACGCTAATGTACAAAAAACACTACCGCCAAAAGTAATGATTACTCCACAATTTAAAGCGGATGTGGATAGGCTTTTAATTCCCATGAAAGAGAGATTCGCTCAAGATCCTGAAGCATTTTCTGGATATGCAGGTTCTATTAAATTGCTTGAGCAACAGTTAAAGCAAACTGATATTACACCAAGTATATTAATGGATAAGATTAAAAAATTAAGAAGTGACGCTAGAACAGCATACAAAAAAACTGATTTAAGTACAGTTGAAAAGGACTTGGCTGCATCCAGTATAGATTTGGCAAATATATATGAGGATTTAGTTGAGGCACAACTTGGCAATAAAACTGCACTTTTGAACAAATTTAGAGATTCTAGAACAAAACTCTCTCAAATTAATATCATTGACCAAGCTCGTAAGGCTGATGGATTGATTGATTTGCAAAAACTCTCTGGTGTTGTCGGAAGATACGCAGCCAATAAAAAAATGGTAACAGGCAATTTAAAAACTATTACTGATTTTTCAAACACATACAAAACGGTCACACAACCTACTGAACAATCAAAATTTGGAACAATAGGTAGATTTGAGGGAGCTGTCGATACTGGTGCGTTAGTTGGAGCCGTGCCGTCAAGTGGATTATCATTGCTTGCGCTTACTCCAACTGTGTCTAGAGCGGTAGTTCCATCTATTGCTAAAAGAGGATGGTTACAAACAAAGCCACCATCATACACAGCAACTGCTCTTGGGCAAAATGCTGGCAACATAGCACAAGGCTCAGTTCCGCTATCTACTAATAGTATGCTTAACGAAGAAGATATGAGAAACTTCATAGAGGGTAACAATCAATGAGCACATTCCTCGAACTAACCAACGATGTACTAGCCAGACTGCGTGAGGCAAGTGTTGCATCCGTCACAACCAATGAGTATGCTACCATGATAGGTAAGTTTGTCAATGATGGCAAGACTAGGGTTGAGAACGCTTGGAATTGGGAGGCGATGCGTACCACTATCACCTTGCCAACCATAGCATCCACTAGCAACTATGTTGTTACTGGCTCTGGTACTCGCCAAAAGACTATCTCTATCAATGACACCACTAGCAAGGTGCGCTTGCAAAACCGAGCAATCCAATGGATTCTTGACCAGCAACAGCTTACCACTGTGCAGACTGCCCATCCGGTGTACTATTCTTGGTACGGCAACAACGGTACAGATAGCAAGATTGAGATATTCCCCACACCAGATGGAGTGTATTCGCTCAAGCTCAATATGTATATACCTCAAATCGCACTGTCGGCAGATGCTGATGTGGTGGTAGTGCCAACCGATCCTATCGTGGCTTACGCCTATGCTAGAGCACTTGCAGAGCGCGGTGAAGATGGTGGACTGGCATCTAGCGAGGCTATGGCTGTGTATCAAAACACTTTGTCTGATTACATTGCCTTGGATGGCATGAGGTCTGGCGAAAACACTACTTGGGTTGCAGTTTAATGGCATCTCCAATCACACCATTTTCAATCAAAGCACCAGGCTTCTATGGTCTAAATCTGCAAGATGCAGCGGTAGATTTGGATCCCGGCTATGCCTTGGTCGCTGACAATGTTGTAATTGACCAATCGGGTCGAATCGGGTCAAGAAGCGGGTGGTTGCCGGTCAACACTACTAATGCTGATTTAGGCACTGCTGATGTTACTTGCTTGGGTGAGCTAGTCGAAAATAGCGGTACAGTCACCATTATGGCAGCTGGTAACGGCTTTCTATTCACCGGCACTGGCGCAACGCTGACTACGCTCACCTATGGTGGTGGTGGGGTTGCTCCAACCATATCAGATAACAACTGGCAGTTTATATCCTTCAATGGGTTAGGTATCTTCTTTCAGCGTGGATATGACACCCTAATTTACGAGCCAGCCGTGTCTACAACGACATTCAGAAGGATGTCTGAGCGTACTGGCTATACAGGCACCATACCACTAGCAAACACTGCTATAGCGGCATATGGCCGTATCTGGTGTGCTGACACCACAGGAGACAAGAACACAGTCACATGGTCTGACACATTAGCACCACACAACTGGACGGGAGGAACGTCCGGTTCACTCAATCTCTTTGGCGTATGGCCTCATGGCGGTGACACCATTATTGCCTTGGGAGCGCATAACGGCAAACTGATTATATTTGGATATAATCAGACACTTATCTATTCTGGCGCAAGTGCACCAAGCACCATGACCTTAGATGACACCCTATCCAATATTGGCTGTATAGCAAGGGACACAGTACAGAACATTGGAGAAGATATTGTGTTCTTGTCGGCAACAGGCTTGCGTGGTGTCGCTAGAACAGTGGCTGACAAGTCTGCTCCATTAAAGGAGTTCAGCGCACATATTCGAGATTCCCTGAGAACATACATTGACTTCGATACTTTAAGCGATGTAAAGTCAGTATATTCAAGGACTAATGCGTTTTATCTACTGACATTCCCAGCGAGTTTCATCACCTATTGCTTTGATTTTAGGTCACTTTTACAAGATGGCTCTGCTCGCGTAACCACATGGAGTGGTACTGCTTCAACAGCCTTTTTGGAGACTAAAAGCCGTCGACTGTACTTAGGCAAAGCTGGCTATGTTGGTGAATACACAGGATATATAGACAATACAGACACCTATCGCATGAGTTACTACACCACATGGATTGACTTTGGCGATGCTTCAAAGGCATCTATTCTCAAGAAAATGCTAGTGACTCTGGTGGGTGAAATATCACAAGCTATTGTTTATAAATGGTCTTTTGACTATAGCGGTGTGTTTAGATCAGCATCCAATGTATTATCTGGTCTAAGCAACATTGCACAATATGGCATCGGAGAGTATGGAGTCTCTCAATACACATCTGGTGATTTGGTGGTTGTAGCACAAATTAATGGTGGAGGAAGCGGTAAAGTGATACAATTTGGCATCGAAGCAGATATTAACAGCCATAAAGTATCTGTTCAACGCATGGATATATATACAAAGAACGGTAAACTATAAATGGCCTACGTCAAGCTCACGAACTTTGCAGCAAAAGATGCACTAATTACTGGTAATCCAGCGAAAGTTGTACGCGGTACTGAGATTGGAGCCGAGTTTGACTCCTTGGCTATCGAGGATGCGCTCAACCTCAAGAATGGCGGTAGCTTGGGTATTCCAGCATCTGGAACCCTAACCAACTGCACAGGATTGCCGGTAGCCGGTGGTGGTACTGGATCCGCTACAGCCGCAGCAGCTAAGATAGCCCTGCAGGTGGTCACTGCCGCTACTGGGTCAGCTATTGCTCCAGTAGGAACTACAGCACAACGAGATGCCGTACCAAGTGCAGGATATATAAGGTATAATACAACCACAGCGACCTTCGAGGGCTACGGCTCGGCTTGGGGATCAATCGGTGGTGGGGCAACTGGTGCGGGTGGTGATGCAGTCTTCCAGGAGAACGCGATGATAGTCACTACAAGCTATACATTGACTACTGCCAAAAGTGCGTCAAGTGTTGGGCCGATTACGATAAATGGTGGTGTAACAGTAACCATACCCAGCGGTGCGCGTTGGGTTATTTTGTAGAGGATAATATATGGCAAATTTAATTGTAAGTGGAGATACGAGCGGAAGTATTACGCTACAAGCCCCATCTGCGTCAGGAAGTTCCGTACTCACTCTCCCTGTCACAACCGATACTTTGGTGGGCAAAGCCACGACTGATACGCTGACGAATAAGACTTTGACCACACCAGTTCTATCTGGCTCTATTACTGGAACTTATACATTAGCTGGTACTCCTACTGCTGGAGCTAGTCTTATTACATCTGGCACAGCAGTCGCTAGTACATCAGGTACAAGCATTGACTTTACAGGTATACCTAGCTGGGTTAAGCGTATAACTGTGATGTTTAATGGAGTTAGTACGAATGGGAGTAGCTCTCATCTTATACAACTGGGTACAAGTGGTGGAATCCAATCAACAGGGTATAACAGCGGTGCAGTTCGGCTATATAATTCACTTTCTTTAGCTAGTGTTCAATTTACTACTGGGTTTGGAGATGCTTCAGACGAAGCAACTGCTTTAAATAGTGGAGTTATTATAATTGGCAATATGTCTAGTAATATTTGGGCAGCATCTGGCAACATAGGTCAAAACGGCGTTAAATTTTATATTTTAGCTGGCAGCGTCACACTTTCAGGCGCTCTTGACCGCGTCCGCATCACCACAGCAAGCGGCACTGATACCTTTGACGCTGGCTCTATAAATATTTTGTACGAATAGGATAAAACATGGCATCTACGATAAGCGCAGTAAAGGACATCTCTAATGCAAAGTAGTGTCTATTGGATACACCATCCTGAACATACTAATATGTTTACTCAGGGGTATATTGGTGTGTCTAAAGACTTACAAAGAAGATTTAGCTCGCATAGAGCCAAGCCGTCTAATTTGCATATGAAACACGCTATTACAAAGTACGGTTGGGATAGCCTAATCAAAGAGGTTATGGTTATTGCCAGCAAGGAGTATTGTTTGGAAGTTGAAATAAAATTAAGGCCTACAGATAAAATAGGATGGAATATAGTAGCAGGTGGTGGGATGCCTCCTCATATTAATGTATGGAATAAAGGAGTACCTTGTACTCCTGAACAGGTAGCATTACTGAGAGGGTATCGGCTAGGCAAGCCAAGCGCAAGAAAGGGTGTAATTCTTTCACAAGATATTAGGGATAAGATTTCTGCATCTAAGATGGGGACGCAACTAACACAAGAACACAAAGACAAGGTAAGCAAAGCTAATTTAGGCAGAAAGCATAGCGTTGTAGTATGCCCACATTGTCAGAAATCTGGTGGTGTTACTTCTATGCCCAGATGGCATTTTGATAATTGTAAATATAAGGAGAGCATATAATGGCGAGTGTTATCTCGGCAGGAACAACATCTGGAACAGCAATAGCCATCGCTGGAGACACATCTGGGGCATTAGTCTTACAGACTAACGGCACTACAACTGCTGTCACTATATCTACAGCACAAGTGGTAACCCTAGCCCAACCACTACCTGTAGCTAGTGGGGGTACAGGGGTCGCTACAAGCACAGGAAGTGGTGCTAATGTATTGGGGACTTCGCCTACGCTAACTACCCCAGTTATTGACTCAGCTACCGTAGCAACTGTATCTGGTACAGCCCCACTCTATATGTGTCGTGCATGGGTCAACTTCAACGGCACTGGCACTGTGGCTATTCGTGCCGCTGGGAACGTGTCCAGCATTACGGATAACGGGACTGGCGATTACACGGTGAACTTCACGAACGCCATGGCAGATGCCAATTACTCTGTAGTTTGCGGCCAGTTTGATTCAAATAATGGTCGCGGTTTTGGTGTATTCGATGCACATGCCACTGCGCCCGGAACTTATCAACTTGCAGGCTCTGTTCGACTGCGCAACGCGGCGGTCAGCACGGACACACTGGACGTAGTTTCCGCAAGCGTCGCTATCTTCCGCTGAAAGCACCCCATGAGCACAATAAGAACAGATACCCTAACGAACGCGGCTGGAACCAAGTCGGTGCCGGTGGCCACTGTGGTGGATGGCAGCGCCAAGGCCTGGGT